ATGTTTGATTTTACTACCGTCGTGGATCGTCACGGTACATGGTGCACCCAGTGGGACTATATTGCCGACCGTTTTGGTGCCGCCGATCTGCTGCCTTTTACCATCTCGGATATGGATTTTGCCACTGCCCCTTGCATTATCGACGCCCTGCAAACGCGCATCGGCCACGGGGTTTTTGGCTACAGCCGCTGGAAAAACGACGAATTCCTGGCCGCTGTGGCCCACTGGTTCCACCAGCGTTTTCACAGCACCATCGACACCCGTGCCATCGTCTATGGCCCCTCGGTGATCTATATGGTGTCAGAGTTGATTCGCCAGTGGTCGGACGCCGGTGACGGCGTGGTGATCCACACCCCCGCTTACGACGCGTTTTATAACGCCGTTGCGGGTAATAACCGACAGGTTGTCTCTGTCGGCCTGCAACACTCGGTGGCGGGCTGGCAGTGCGATATGGCCGAACTGGAAGCGGTGCTGGCCCAGCCGCAAAACAAAATCCTGTTGCTCTGTAGCCCGCATAATCCGACCGGCAAGGTCTGGACACGCGACGAGTTAACCACTATGGCTGACCTCTGCGCGCGACATGGCGTGGCGGTGATCAGCGATGAAATCCATATGGATATGGTGTGGGGCGAGCATCGGCATACCCCCTGGTGCGAAGTCGCTCAGGGTAAATGGGCGCTGCTAACCTCTGGCTCCAAGAGCTTCAACATTCCCGCCCTTACCGGCGCATACGGCCTGATTGGCGATGAGGCCAGTCGCATGGCCTATCTGCAGGCGCTGAAAGGCCGTGATGGGCTGTCCTCGCCGTCGGTGCTGGCGCTGGTGGCGCATATTGCGGCGTATCAGCAGGGCGAAGCATGGCTGGATGCGCTACGCGCTTATCTGGAGGCGAATTTGCAGTACGTCGCCGACACGCTGAATGCCGCTTTCCCGACGTTAAACTGGCAGCCGCCGCAGGCGACCTATCTGGCATGGATCGATCTTCGTCCGCTCGGGATCGATGACAAGGCACTGCAGAAGGTGCTGATTGAGCAGCAAAAAGTGGCAATCATGCCGGGTTATACCTACGGGGATGGAGGCAAAGGTTTTGTCCGTCTTAACGCTGGCTGCCCACGCAGTAAGCTTGAGCAGGGTGTCGAGCGCCTGATTGCCGGGATCCGTACTTTGCAGTAATTCGTTTGCGCAACGGAATAATCCCTTGCGCAAATAGCTTTTTCTCTCGTTTTGTTTTTATAATAGCCCGCACATTACAGTTAATGAGTTAAATGTCGTTGAAAATCAATGTTTATCCATTTATTCAAGTAGTTGCATAGCGCACAGTATTACTATTATCTCGCATTAACTGACATTTATATGCCCCTGTTTGTGTCCCTAACATACGTTTGCCCCCGGCATGCCCCCAGAGAACCCCGGTTTTGCGATGCTCATTTCGGGACCCCGCCAGCCTTACAGACCAACACCGGCGGGTAAAAATCCTCTTCCCCATCCGTTTGGTCGCTTTGAAAGTTGCGCACTTGTTCTTAAATCACATGCCGCTTTGTGCCAAGAGCGGACGTTGCCAACTATGAACTTTGCTAATTAATGCGAAGTAAGTCATGTGATTCTACTCCATAAATCGCATATAGAATTAGATGATAAACTTGAAGATTTGTGGTAAAAATAATATGACAACCTTATGTAATGTTAATCCTTATAATGAACTTACATCATGTAGACGGCATTGTGATGCTGAAGTTAACTATCAATATACCTATGAAAAAGTGCGTATGAATATTAAAAGATTTGAACTTGCTCTGGAAAGAATTCAGCCTTCAGACTGGAGGGAATTCGAAAAATTAGCTAGTACTTTTTTAGCGTCAGAATTTGATGTATATGTAAGTACGGCTTCGAATTCAGGTGATGGGGGCAGAGATGGTGAACTTTTTAGCACGGATGATCCTACGGTAGTAGCTCAATTTTCAGTGACAGAGGATTGGAATAAAAAAATAAATGAAACAGTAAAAAGGTTAAACGTTACCTTTCCTAATGTCGTAGTCTTAATCTACATGACTAACCGAGAAATAGGGGCATTGGGGGATTCTTTAAAAAAAAGCCTAAGAAAGAACCATGGCATATCTCTTGATATTCGTGATAAGAACTGGTTCTGCGAACGAATGAATTTGAATCAATCGAATCAAATCAAGGCCGAGGAATTAGCCAAAGGATTGGTAGATCCTATTTTAGCAACATATGAAATTATACCAAAAGTTAGCGCTGAATTGAGCAGTCCAGAATCTATTGCTGCATTGACCTATTTAAATTTACAATGGCAAGATGATATAAGAGATAAAGGTCTAACCAAAACTGCGTTTGAAGCGATGGTTCGTTCTGCGCTGGTAGGAACTGATGGTCAAAATAGAATAACAAAGGACGAACTTTGTTCTAGAATCTTTAAAATATTCCCCAAACACTCAACTCAAGAGTTATCTATACATATCGAAAAAGCCATAAAAAAGCTTGGTAAAAATGTAATAAAATCTCACCCAAATAATGAATTCAGCTTATCCCATGAAGACACTGTTAAGTTCAATGAATTCAAAGTGGCAAAAATAATTGCGGAAGGCCAACTAAAATCTGCTATAGAGAAAATAATAATACAAATAACATCTAATTCTCTAGATCAGAAAGAAATTCAGGATGTTTCTCTTTCCCTGCGTAATGTAACAGAAAAAGTTCTATTTGAAAGAAGTCAGTCTTTTGCAATGGCCGTCGGTTCAGGTAAGCTTTCTGCCCTTGCAGATAATGATTTTAAGTCGACAATTATGCAAGAAATTTCCATCTCGAAATATAAAAAGAAAAAGGATGTTGATTGGTTTTCGATATTGAAGGTTGGAATCAGAGAAATCCTTCTAAGTGATAATCCGTCTATTCAACAACATCTAAGGTCTTTAGCTGATTCATATACGCTAATGGCATTTCTTCAAATAACACCTGATGTACAGAAAGCCGTTGAAAAAATGTTTTCTAATGGAAACCTCTGGTTAGATACGACAATAATTTTACCATTGATTTCTGAAACATTGCTTAACGATGAAGAGAAAGTTGGAAGGTTCACCAGAATGATAGCAGCTGCAACTGGTGCTGGCTTGAGGTTATACGTTACGGATGGTGTAATTGAAGAAGTGGAAAGACACATGAATCGCTGCTTAACCTGCTCACGAATGCCAAACAGAGATTGGAACGGAAGTATCCCGTACTTACTTGAGCGTTACATTTTTTCAGGAAGAAGCTTAAATTCGTTTTCTAATTGGCTTGAAAATTTTCGTGGCCCATCTCGTCCAATGGACGATATTTTTGACTATCTTCTTCAAGAATTCAGCATACATAAACGAAGTCTTCAGGATGAATATCCCAAGACATCAGAAGAGCTTAGAAGTGCACTACTTCTAATTTGGAACGAAAGATATATCCGTCGTCGAGAAAAATACAATGTTGATATCGATGAAATGACTATAACACGCCTCATAAACCATGATATCGAATGTTATGCAGGAGTATTAGCATTACGAAATCAAGAGAGATCTTCACCATTTGGATATAGCTCTTGGTGGCTGACTTTAGATAAACAAACTTTCGACCTTAAGCGTAAACTGCAAGATATGATGATAGATACTCCGCCAGACTCGCCGGTTATGAGCGCTGATTTTCTTGTAAATTACCTTGCGATTGGTCCTTTACGAAGGAAAGTAAGTAAGGACGAGGAAGCAAACTTACCGCTTTTGATGATGATAGATAATGCTACTAAATTAACACCCGAGCTAGTTGTAGAGGCTGAAAGCATAAGGAAACAATTCCTAGATTTACCTGAGCGGATGATAAGAAGGAATGTTAGGGACAGTTTGGATAAGGCAAAGTCATATATTGGCCCTATCTCTAAGGCTGGAATGGAATCGGGATTTGATGATTTTGCCGATATAAGACTTGCCCAAAACAGCGATATTTGAGTGAGCACAACATATAAAGTAACGTTCTCTTTTTATCGTTACTTTATATGATTTATTTTATACGAGATTGGTGTAACTAACTAAGCACAACACTGAAATAACATAAAGCTCATAAGACCCCACCTTAAGAATATAGTATATAAGATTATAGAGAAGGTGTAATATTTGGCTTGCCACTAATTTAGTGTATTTCTGTTTGAGAAAGACCACTTTTCGCTCATAGCGGAACTTAAGCGTTTTAGGGAAGACCCTCAGGTCTTCCTTTCAATTTCGTTCAGGTGCAGACCTCTTCTTACACTGGATACTCATCAGCTTCAGTAGCATTGATGAAGAAAGTTACCCTCCCCATGACTTCGACCTCTTCCGCTGCGTCGCCTTCTATCGCCTCGCCGTCCTCTGTGATTAATGCTTTTCCCAGAAACCGAGCAAATTGGGTCTGCCCGCCACTGAAGATTAGCAGAACCTGCCCCTGCACCAGTCGGGTCACCGGCTCGATCACCGCAAATCCGGATGACGTTTCGAGGATGCGGCTTTCGTTAGTCGTGCAGATACTGGCCGGTGAAAGTCGCTGTTCGACATAATCGTTTGCCGGAGATACGAATCCCATCAGAGCACCCTTCCCATATTGCGCAGCATCCATAGGCGGTTCTGGCTACCGTCCGGCGTCTTGTCTACGAAGCAAGTCTGGTACTGCTCGATCCATTCATTCGCATCAGCCTGGGTGAAATGCCAGTTCCTAGCGCGCAGCTCACGTATGAAGTCTTCTGTATGAAGGCATTGATACCCTTTCGGGTTTAGCTGTATCGCCGCGGTAAAAGCCGCGTTAATGTCTGATTTGCGGGGCATGATGACCTCTCATTTATTATTACTGTGTATTTATACAGTAGTTTTAAAGAGAGTCCAGGGCAAGCAGGCTGTGCCTATTGATAATTACTGCTGAATATCCTGCTGGGCTTCGTGCTCTGCGGCTTCCAGCGCTTCTTCAGCGGCCTGTCTGCGCTGATTCCAGATGCTGTCCACCGGCATCTCCACACGGACAGAGACGAACTGATCGACCGGGATATCAACCGGGTCGCCTTCGGAAATCCCGGAGATCTCATTTCTGGCGAACGCCGGAGCATCAGGATGGGTACGGTGAAAGGTTTTTACCAGCACTGAGCCGTCCGGGTTAACTTTATAATCCAGCCAGATAAGCGGCTGGCGGTTACGGTCTTTGGGTATATCGAACCCGCCATCGACCCCACCCCAGGACGCGTCTGAATTCAGCCCTATGCAGCCGCTTATTAGATACTCCCCGACGCCCTGTCGCTCAACTGCGCACCCCTCAGATTCTTCGTTGCAGACTGCGCGGCCGTCATGAAACAGGCGGATGACTGGCGAGGCTGCTTTTAAGGTTCCATCGGCAGCCTGGGTTGTATTCCCTGAGTGATAGAAATTAACCCTCCACTCTTCAGACGCACCAAAGCATGCAACCCCTACAACCTTCCTGTCTCGGTTGAAGTAATTGATCATCCTGATTACTGATAGGCCGCCTGTTGCAGCAGATGAAGCCCTGAGAACGTGCTTGAGTTCCACGCCTGAGCCACCATACCCGGTGTTCCCGTCATAATATGCGTAATGAGCGCCCTTCTCCTGAGCTGACGTCGGGACAGTAACGACGGGATCACCTATTCCCAGCGTATCGCCCACCGTTATCACCTGCCCCTTCGCTGCGCCAACATCCTTTTTGGCGGCCGTGCCCAGATCCGAAATCTCCGCAGTGGTCAGAGTAATGCTGTCTTTTCTCATTGCCATAACTTAACTCCTTACGCCCAGACGCGAGCCGGTGTTTTCGGTGTAACCAAAAAGTCGTTCAGCCCGGATAAATCGAGCGAGTCATTCATGACTCGCAAATTGACGTGATAGCCGGGTTCGGTGGTGTACTTAATGATTTCGTTTTCTTTACCAGGATTGATAACTTCAGCAGGGACAGTGATAACGCCGACGATATCCAGGCTGATATTCGGGTGATAAAAGCTGCCCTGCCCCTCATCATCCACAAACCCCGCCGCGATTAACTGCGTGCGCATTTCGTTGGCGTCATTAAAGCGCAGGTATAAGTCTCTCATTATCGGAGTCCATTAATTTGGTTAAGGTTTAGCAGGCGGTGCCAGATACGGAAGTTGCGAATGTGGAAAACAACGTTCGGGTTGCTCTGAATATCAATACTGGTTGGTTTAGAGGCCGGGTTTGTTGGTGCCAGTGTTCTGTTGCTGGTCTTTCCATCAAAATACATGCTGTTTGTATTATTGACGTCAACAGATTGCACATAGACTTTACTGGCGAACGGATAGGTTATAGCCACGGCTGGCCCACTCCCTCCAATATATGAGTTAATGGTGGATGATACTGCCCTGAAGATAATATCGTTGTTGGAACCGCTTACCCTGACGAGGTCAGCGTAACCAACATTTGGTATAACATATCTATTAACAGCAATCTCAAATGCCAGCGTTCGATTAAATAGGTCGCCAATTGCTTGATATCCGACGTTACCAGATGGTTGCAATGAAGCTTTTTCCCCAGCTCGTGTTGCAGCCGCTGCGCCGGTAGGAATGTAGCTGGTTGGCACGGGACTCTTTTCACACTGAACAGTTTGAACAAAAACTTCAGAGCCTACCGGGATCGTTCCACTTTTGGGCATGAAATAGATCCGGCCTACATATGCGCCATCAACTGGCGCTTTGCAGGTTACTGTCCCGTACATATACCCATCTGGTCCAGGTGTACACGTGGCACTTACAATGCTTGAGTTGGCGATATTACCCACTGCCCCATCGAAATATAAACCTACTTGCCCCTGATTCGTTCCGCTGGGTGCGTCAAATCGGAACAACATAAACCCATCTGTATATGAGCTTTTGAATCTACAAGACAAGGTTATAAAGTCGCCGGTTACGCAAGAAATAGCTGAACTGATTACAACTGGAGCGTTATTTACGCCAGTGGCAGTCATCACCCCATCAAACGTTTTTGCCTGTGCCGTCCCGTCAGTGATAGTGCTTTTAGTTCCAAAGACAGCAGACATCCCGCTCCATTTGAAAGGATCTTCACTATTCAGAATATAGTTAGTGCTCTGAGGTTCAAGTAACAAACCCTCACGATCAAAACACGGCTCGTTAATAGCTGCCTTTTTTAACTCCCCAGACTTGTCGATATATGTCTTTTCTGTAGAGCGGGTAAAAGTTACTGATTTTGTTGCAAGCTCAAGTATCTGCCCGGAAATAGACAAAGTGTCATATGGCGCAAATCCAGCCAGCAGGCGCAGGTCATCATTGAACGGCAACCAGACATCAGGGAACGGGGCTGCCTCATAGGGTACAGACGTGAGTTTCTGCGCGGCGGCCAGTGATGCTGCGGCACTACTGGCGCTGGCTCCTGCATTGTTTTCTGAGGTCTTTGAATTATTTTCCGAAGTCTTCGCGTTCGTTTCGGAGGTTTTGGCGGCATTCTTCGATGCGAGTGCGTTATCCTCCGACGTTGCTGCGTTCGTTGCGCTTAATGCTGCCGCATTTTTCGAAGCAAGGGCATTCGCTTCTGATGTTTTGGCAGCGGCGGCGCTGGCACCTGCCGCACCGGCCTGGGCGATAAGCTTCGTCCAGCTGGGACCCGTCTTTTTTGAACCGTCTGCCAGGGTTACGGTGACGTCACCGGTACCCGATAAAATCAGGTCCTGGTTGATGATACTGCTTTGCGCGAGGCGAAACCCTTCCGTGACGGCTTTCGCTAAATCGTCATCAAGTGTGGCCATTCGTGATGTCCTTAAAATGAAAAACCCAGCCGGAGCTGGGTTGGAGGTTCTGAAGTTGTGGGGATCAGGAGAAGGAGCCGGTACCGCGAGTCACAGTGATAGTTGGTGCATAAATTGCCACGGTTGCATTACTGGAAGAAACGAAAATGTTTGCGTCGATACGTTGCCCGGTCAACCCAGTTGCAGCATGACGTGCGGTGAACCATAGCCCACCAACAGGAACGTCGAAAGTGAAGGTGCGAACGTTACCCGCGATAGTTATGTTAACTGTACTCCCGACCGCGCCTGTAGTCCCTCGGACATATATCAACGCCTCCACGACGGCGTTTTTATTCAGCCCGTTATTGCTGGAGTCGGTGTATGCCATGGCTACACTGGTAGAAACGGCATTGTTAGACCGGTTGCTGGAGTCGGGATACACCCCTGTGTTGGCGACATCCCCAATGAAAGATGTCGCTTCAACCGTGCCCTTGAAGCTCCCGCTGGTCGCCTCAACTCTGCCTCTGAAACTCCCGTCGGTGGCATAAATCGTCCCGCGAACGGTAACGCCGTTAAACGTGGCATACCCGGATTTATTGATATGCCAGCCGACATTGCCGGTCCCGTCCCAGTTGCTGGACTGGATATAATTCCCGATCTTGCCGTTATCAATAGACCCGTCCTGGATGAACACCGAACGCATGAACATCTGCCCACCGGTTGCCGCAAACACCAGCTCCTGCCCGTTCGTCGTCGGGTTATAAACCGCAAACGTATCGGCAGAAATCAGGAAATTTGAGGCCCCTGCGCCGTCAATGCCCAGCTGGATACCCGCGATGCGTTTAACGCCGTTCGCCTCCACCTGGACTTTAACGCCCCACTGGGCCGAGAGCTTGCCGTTGATATCAGCAACAGCCTGGCTGGTCGTCTGCACATTGGCATTAGTTTTCCCAATAGACGCTGTGACCTGCTCAATGCTGGTTGCGGTAGCGCTCCCCAGATCCGTAACGGCTTTATCAATGCGCGTAATGGCTGCCGCGTTGGTCTGACCGTTTTGCTCAACCGTGGCCTTAAGCGTCGTGACCTGTTCGGCCACAGCGCTGGTTGCATCTGCGGCGGTCTTCTTGGCTTCGGTGATTTCAGCCATCGTTTTTGTTTCGCCAACGGCAAACGTGACGCGCTGATCCGAAAATGCAAAGAAGTTGGCAATGGCATTGCTGACGCTACCGACAATACCGGCATCGCGGCTGGCCGTGTTACCGTCCACATCCACTTTCAGGCTGTCGATACGACGCCCCAGCGCGCTGTCTGCATCCGTGCGGGCCGTGGTTTCCGTGCTGATGTCCGCCGTGTTCTGGTCGGTGGTAGCCTTGACCGCAGCCAGCGCGGTAGTCTGCGCTTTGTTGTTATCAGCGACGGCTTTATCGATGCGCGTGATATCGCCGGTATTTTTCCCGACAGTGGTCTGCAGGCCAGACAGCGTAGTAGCCTGCGCCTCCTGCTCAGTCGTCAGCGTTGCCAGCTCCTGCGTCACGCTGGCTTTGTTGGCGTTAACGGTCGCTTCCAGCGCCGTCCTGGCTGTCACCTCCGCTTCCTGCGCCGTGATGCGCGCCTGGCGTTCGGTGTAGAGCAAGCCCGAGGCCAGCTTCGACGGGTCATCACCGGTATAACCGCCCCGGATCTGCGCCGCCAGCGTCTCGCGCGCTGTGGCTTCCGCCTGGTCGCCCTGGACACGGGCTGTCGTTTCTGCCTGAAGGGCCGCCATCCCTGCACCGGGAGTAGGCCGTCCGAGCGCCACCCAGTCAATCAGGTAGTAGTTCGTCGCATCCTGCTTAGTGGACAGATCCAGCCTGAACTGATTCATCGTGGCTTCAGTCAGCCAGGGGATATTGTCGAACTCCAGCGTGGCGATCCCGTTCGCGTCATAAGCAGGCTCGGCGACGGTGACCATATTGGTGTCGTTGAAGCCACCGGTACCCCGCCACCGCAGCTGCCCAGCCCAGCCCGGTGCCCCGAACTTCCTGATACGCAATTTAACGAAGCGATAGGACGAGGAGTTAACACCCAGTGAACCGGGAGACTGCACCCACGGATCGGTGGCATGGTTCGCCGGGCGTATCCAGCCGTCAACGATGGTCGGCGTCCCGTTCCCGGTCCAGCCCTCCACTGTCGAATCGAAGTACCAGATTTTTGCCGGGTCGAACTGCGAACCGGTGCCAGCAGAAATCTGCCCAATCTGCTGCGCCAGTGACTCGGTGGTGGTCTGGATCGTCTGATTGACGTTGCTGATATCCGCGACGCGCTCGTTCTTCTCGGTCAGCAGCGCCTGGGCGCGCGCCGTTGCCTCGTCGGTGATGGCTTTCTTACGGTCCGTGACCTCCTGTGCCAGGCCTGCTTTGGTTGCCGCCGACTCTGTCGTAACTTTGCTGATGTCGTCGCGCGCTGACTGAATATCGTCGCTGAGATCGGCGATATCCGCAGTGAGTTCCTTATACGCGTCTGTCTGTTTGATCTGATTGTCGATATCCACCAGGTAATCAGCTGCAACCGAGCTGCTGCTGCCCTGAATGAAGTCAGTCCATGCCGACTTATTGCCGGTGCGATCGACAAGCCGCGCGCGATACCAGAATCCTACCCCGGCTTTCAGGCCCAGTTGCTGATAAACATGCTGCGGATAGGGTACCCCGGCCAGCAGAAGCGGATTCGTGCCGGTCGATGCAGTGGAATACTGGATTTCCGTCTGTAAGGTATCGCCGGTACCAGCCGGGAAATCCCAGTCCAGCTGTACGCCCCAGAGCAACGGCGTGGTACGGAAATTGGCGGGCTTTGGCACATCACCGGCCCGGCCCTTGAGATGCGTCAGCACTGAGTTGGCCCACAGGCTGGATGCGCCGCCAGCGTTAATCGCCCTGACACGCACTAGGTAATCACCTTCGTAGATCCCCGGCACTTCGACATTGCGCAGCCCGGTTTGCGGTACGTTAACCCACTCGCTGTCACCCCTGCGCCACTGCACCTGGTAGGCGATCACGTCTGCCTGCGGTTTCCCGGCTTTATCCAGTGGAGCGTCCCAGGAGGCTGTCAGCGTGGCAATGCGCTGCCCCTGTCTCACTGAGTCGTAGCTCGATAACACGACGTTTCCGGGCTGAGAGACAACACCAGTAGGGATCAGGCTGACAGGCGGGATGTCCAGGCGCGCATTGTTATCGACAGCGTCATATTTCGAGGCGTTGTATTCCGCACCCGTAATGGTGTAGGTGTTCTCCTCGTCGTTGAATGTCAGGTTCATCACACGAAAATACTGCAGGCGCAGCTGTCCGGCATCGATAACAAAAACGGCGTCTGGCGCTGGCGCAGAGGAAAACGCCGTGGCCACGATTAACTGCGTGCCGTTGACCGCCTGAATGACCCGGTTTTCCACAATGCCGCCCTGTGTGCGGATCATCAGCGTGTCGCCCGGGACGGCGCTGGTCCCGCGATCGGTTGTAACGGCTTTAAGCCCGGCGTTGTAACTCACAACGCGCCCACCATACACTCGCCCGGAAAAGCGTTCATCCGCAAAAGCGAACACGGTGCCGGGAACATAGGCAAAGCCATCCAGCCCGGTTTGCAGCGTGATCAGGCGATCGAGATAGTTGGAGTACACCGCCCAGCCGCCACGGCGCTGCGCCTCACTCTCGCGCGTACAGCCAATGGCAGTCAGCTGCGTCTGCTTGAATTTGAACTGCTTCACCAGGTCAGGAAACATCACAGCAGTGGTGCGATCCTGATAGTGGTTGTCCGGGTCGCTGAAGTTAATTAGCGCCGAACTGTAGCGGTTTTTCTCGCTGCCGCTGGAATAGTTCGGCTTTCCGACGACCGAGGCGCGAGTGAGGATCTGCAGCTTCGTCGTGTCCGCTGGCATGTCCGAGACAACATTGAACATGTTGTTGCCCCAGAACGTCATACCGTTGAAGCCAGCGGCGATATCCTTGATCACCTGCCAGGCATCGGCCTGCGACTGGATATAGACGTCAAACAGGAAGCGCGGCTCGGTACCGGTACCGCCCTTACCATCGGGCACCTTCTGGTCACAGCGCTGGGCTATGCGGTACAGCTCCCACTTATCCAGCATGGCTGCCGTTACGCGGCGACCCAGGCCAAAGCGCGGCTCCGTGAGCACATCGAACCAGATCCACGCCGGGTTATTCGACCAGCCCCACTTAAACGTCCCGTCCCAGGTGCCGTTATAAACCCGGCTAACCGGATCATAGTTCTGCGGGATGCGAATAATCCGCCCTTTCGGCTTGCAGGATATCTTCGGGATGTTGTTGAAGGATTTGGCGTTGAACGACACATACAGCAGCGCGGTATGCGGATAGCGCAGGCGCGCGTCGATCACCTCCGTGATGGCCTGCACCTGTGTCTTGTTCTGTAGCATCTGGCTGGTGCTGTCTGCGGTATCGCGAACCACGCGGATCTGCCAGCCGGTGTTAGCCTTGGGCAGATTGATGCGGTGGGTCAGCTCGTACAGAGAACTGAGCTTTTCCGTTACGGTTTTGGTGAGCACAGTGCTGTATGCACCGCCATCTACAGCCACATCGATGTGATAGGTGACGGAAGTGCCGACGATATCGCCATCATTCTCCTGCTGCTGCAGACCGGTAATGCCTATACGCACCAGCACTGCGTCAATCTGGGTATTACTGATGGCACGGGTCCAAGGAGTGACCTTCGTCAGCGACACGCCAATGCTGGTCTCGTTCTCCACGGCGGGGAACCCGGGGATCGGCGACTGCGTCTGCGTGCCCGGACGAAAGTCCCAGGAGACATTCTCGAAGTTCATCGAGCCGTCGGCGTTGCCCAGCGGCGTGCCGTCAAGGAAGATCCGGGTAGCATCCAGTCCACCAGCAAACTCGCCTTCACCGAGCGCCAGCAGCATACGGCAGCGCGCCATCGACTGCGCGGAATCGGGTTGTTCAACAGGCGTGTGCTGCTTCTGACTGCCGCCTTTTGCACCAGTAATCGTTGCCATATTGCATCCATAAAAAAAGCACCCGATTGGGTGCTAATTGAAGAGTAAGAAATTCTCAGATGTCCTCGGCCACGATCCCCGCACTGATTATGGCGCCGCCAATTTCGCGCTCGCCATACAGCAGCGCGACCGGGTTGCCCATCGCCAGTGTGTTCACTGCGCCGCCGAAGGCATAGCTGGGCTTATTGTCGGGGTCATCACGCCCCTGAAGACCTTTGGGCTGCGGCGAGAGCATCTGGTAGATACCGCCCGCAGCCATGCCGATACCAGCAGAAATCATTGCGCCACCGACCGGACTGGCCCAGCCAGCAGAGAGGCCAGACACCACGATGCCCGCCACCACCATCACTGCGCCAAGGATCGTCTGGAATAAACCTGCCTTTTTCGCCCCTTCCAGCACAGGGGCGATGCGGATATCGCTGTCCCCACCCAGCTCTTTGAAATCCTGCGCGCCGATGTTTCGCTTACCGCGAAACACCGCGAAGGTCATGCCGTTTTTTTTTGCATTCATGAGAAAGCTTTCCAGCCCGTCCAGGTTGATGCACAGCGCCTTTACCGCTTCCGCTGACGTCTGCACCGCCAGCCGGTGAACGCGGCCAAACCGGGCACCCAGCGCGCCATACAATCGAATCGTGGTTAAGCGCGCCATGGCTTAATTTCCTGCGGCAGGTCTTTGTGCCGAACGCAGATCATCGTCCGGTCTTTAAAATATCCACGGGCATAAGGCGTGATGCAGGATGGCTGGCCGTACAGGTGGTGCAGCAGCTCGCCCTCTTCGGTGATGATCCCCGCGTGGTTCCACTTGTCGGACTCAACCTGCATGATGACCATGCACCCGGGCGCGGGGTCACATTCGACAAATCCCTCACGTTCCCAGTTATCGAAATAGAGGTTGTCCGGGTACTGGCTTTCCCACCACGGATAATCCACGCGGAAATCGTTCAGCGTGACGCCCTGTGTAGCGTGCCAGTCCATGACCAGCCCCCAGCAGTCATGCGAGCCAAGGAGGAACGGACGGCCAATCAGCGGGATCGCATCAGGGGTGATCTCGGCGTATTCATCGCAGTCCGGCGCGTAGATGCCCCAGACCACGCCAGAGTTATTGCACTGCTGGCGGTCGAGGTCAGACGGAATAGGCCGTGCGCCATCGCCCGGGTGGGAGTGAATAACGCGAACAATGGTTCCGGCATCCTCGGCGTTCGCCCAGTGTTCGCCGTCAATTCGGAAATGCTCTGTTGGATTTTCGTGGCTGTTCGGCACCGCGATGTAGCGCTGGCGCCGTCCTGACTGAATGACGAAGCCGCAGCACTCGCGTGGGGATTCCTCCAGCGCATGCGCCCGGATCGCCGTCATAATGGTTTTGTTCATTGGTATATCCGGTTATCGGGTGAAGAGAACTGTCGCCGGGTAGCCGCCGAAATCAAGAACGGCAGTGTTCGGTTCTGCCAGCCCCGCACCGAAGCGCTTGCGGCAGTCACTGAGGCAACCCCCACATACATCAAACGCAGGGTCAGCTACCGCATTACCCTTCGCATCAAAATATGCCGTGCCGTTGTAGGTGCAGCCGTCACCGCTGCGGTATTGTCCGCGCAGTGCCCATTCGCAGAGCGAGGTGATCTGCCGGGTGGGTATAACCAGGTTCTGCAGGTCAGCCGGGCTGCTGAGCGACCAGGACACCATCTCGTCATCTTCAGAGATTTTGGTATCCAGCCAGAAAGTCTGCAGAGAGAACATCGTCGGATCTGCTGTCGGATTAACACTGCCGGGGAAATTCACCGCATCAAGGTAAACCGCATAGGTGTCGATGATGCTCACCTTTGCATTCACCATGTCTTTAAACTGGAGACACAGCGCAGTGATATGGCCGTCGAGGTTAGACACGCTGAGCTTTGGCTCGGCGGCCTGATCCGTTGAAAGCGCCAGGTCGGCAATCTGGAAAGGCCAAAACTCGTAGGCGTTGCCGTCCCAGATGATAGGCTTCGGCCCCAGCCTGGCCTCGTCGCCGTTCGCCGCGTCAATCTCGGCAGGCGTATGGGGAAACGGGCTGTAGTGAAAGCGGTGGATCCCGCCGCTGAACTCTGAGGCATCCACTTCGACCAGGCGGACCCTGCCACCTGGTGCCAGCTTCGCCGCCTGATCAACAAGTGCCATTATGCGTATACCCCGTAGGCCCGTTTGATAGTGAACGTCAGCTCAGCGAATTTGCTGTTGATCTGGTTTTTGCGGACAGAGTCGGCGACAACGCGATACATCCCCTTGTCTTCGCCCGGCGGCGTAATGATGAAGGCCTTCACAGTATGAGCCAGGAGGAAATCGCGGATCGCGTTTACCTCTGTCTCAGTTCCGGTATGTTTCATCGGCACCTGGATCGCGGTGGAGTTGATACCGTTCTCGGCCACCTGCTCATAGCCATCGCCAAACTGCGCCGCACGCACCGTCTGGCTGTATTCAACAGGGCCAGCGCCGAGCTGCGAGCGCCAGCTGTAGGTTTCGACTGCCATGTTTGCTCCATAAAAAAACCCGCCGAAGCGGGCTTATAACTATTTAAATATGCGAATCATTTAACGTGATTTACTTGCATTTCTTTATACATATTTTTAGCGAACTCTACATCACTAATTTTGGGATCGATTTTCTCTTGGCATTGCTGAAATTGTCTTAGTGGCTCTTTACCATCACTTGCTGGTTTTTGAGATACCCCCAGAGCCTCATTTTGGACTCGTTCAGCCTCTTCCAAAGCAAAATTGTTTGCATTAAAGATACATATGGTTTTAGGCACTGCAATTTTCGTAGAAAACTTAAGATAACCGGCGTAACTCCCAGCAACTCCAAAAATGAGAGATACGATCACACCAAATATAAAACAAAATACTTTATCTTTATTCATCTAACTCCCCTTGGCATTCTGTTTATAACTCATGCGTTTTCGACATAGCCCAATTAAGTTAGGATATCAATTTGATAAATCACATGTTTTTGTAATAACTAACCTTTGAATCAAAGTCCTGTTTAGCTAGAGGAGTCTGACTTGTAATGAAAGCCTCCCAAGCGCTATAAGCACTAATAAGTGCATGCTTCTCATCAGCGCCCGTCGTGCCCGCCTTTACAGCCTCAAACACGTTGGACGCATTCTCTTTCCGTTTGTTTTTCCTGTTAGTACCACATGTCGCTATTGCATCGGCAACAGAATCATTCCACCCAACCATTTGAAGGATTTCTATCCGCTTTTGAATTACGAACTGATCCGCAGATGCGTTACGTGCCTGAGTTGAAAGATACTCAGCAAATTCCCTTTTATTTTTTGGCGTCTGAGAGGGAAACTCTATGTCCAGATCGCATTTTGACAGCTCATTATACTTGGCTTGTTTTTGTACGTTATTGCCTGGACCATTACCAGCGCACGCAGAAAGAGCCATTGCTAACACCACAGTCGTGAAGACCTTTTTCATTATCATCCCCTGATTAGTATGGTTTTGAGCATAATAACCAAGGCAGGCATCGGTGTAACCAGGTACGGATGATATTGCCATCTCAGAATTTAAGACGATGCCTATTTGGACTGGAACTGCCTACCAAGAAGGCCATCACTTCGAGCTGCCCTCATAAGGATCTCCGTCACCTTAGTTTCTATTTCCTTCCCTAACGCCCGCGCTGCAGCGCCTCCGTCTCCAGATGTGTTTGATGATGCATTGCCCTTATTATCGACATAAATATCTATGTTGACCTGCGGCTGAGCACCACCTCCCCCCTGCGCCCTGACACCAAGTCGGCCTGCGGAATCCCGCGTAAGCGGCATGATTGCCTCTTCGCCTGCCTCGGCAAAAACACCACCCTTGGCAAACTTCGAGGCTCCCTGGAACGTGAAATACTGAGGTGAATCGTAGACGCCATTTACGTACTTGCTGAGGCCTGGCGATTCATATACTCCGCCTTTGGCGTTGAACGTTACACCTGCTGCTGCATTCGCATACGCTCCGAGCGGCGCAGCGCCGCCACCAGAGCCGCCACTGATCCAGCCCATTGCGGCCTGCACTGCATAGGCAACCATGAGGCGGTTCGTCACGTCCAGGATCATCTTAAGCATCGACTTGCCGAACTCTTTAACCGATGCTTTGCCGGTTGTCATAAGTTCGGTAAGCATGTCGCTTAGACCTGTTAGCGTGGAACTGGCAACGTTTTTGACGGCATCGTAGGTGTTAGTGGCAGCGTCCAGATACTCATACCAGCCACTTACTGCGCCAGACTTCCAATCGCTTCGCAACCTATCCTCTTCGGAATAATAGTTTTTAAGCGCCGCCAGTTCCTTCTGGTATCTAGAATCTTCGAGATCACCTCCGCCATTTAACCAGCCCTGGCGCAATTGGGCTTCTTCCCGCAGTTGCTGAGCCTGACGAGAACTTAATCCTGCACTCTCTCTAAGAGCTGCTCTCTTCTCAGCCATCTGAGTGACGTACTTCTGAGAACTGTCCTGCAACCGATTCAGTCGTTCCTGAATAGCAATCTGATCACCCAGCCCGGCATTAACCTCTGCCTGAGCCAAAGCTCGGTCTTTGGTCGCCAGCAGAGCCTGTTCGTCTTTCGAAAGCGCTCGGGTTTTGGAGGCTTCCTCCAGAATGCTGAATTTCGAGATCAGATCCCATTGCTGCTTGCGCTGCTGACTTATCACATCGTTAAGATCACGATGCTCCTGAAGCGTTTTCAGCTGGGCTTGCAATGAGAGGGTTTCAGCATTGGTGCTGTCTAAACTGCGCGTGCCGGTATCAATCTTTACCGCTGGAGTTTTTGGGGTTTTGGCATCGGCGTAACGCTTCTCGATACCAGCCTTAATCATCTGGTATTCGGTATCAGTATATTTTGTCCGGTCAGCGGCAAGCTGTTTAAGCTCACGGGCACGCTTTATGGCATTGGATTCGTACTGTTCAAGGTTGTTATTTCGACGCTGCGACGCCTCAAGGTCGCGTTGATTATCCTCAGCAGCCTTGCCTTTAGCTGCGGAAATGTCACTCTCCAGTGCCAGGGTTTTCTCTAAGGCACTGATCTGCGATTTGGTCGAAGCAACCAGCGCCTCTTGGTCCTTACGACGCTGCGAGGCCGCCGCATCCTGGAAGTTACTGCTTTGCCGACCATAACCATAATCAGGACTTGCAGCAGTACTTCCCTGAAGAGTTTTTAGCGTTTCCTGCTGCGCCTTAAGCCGCTCTCTCAGGCCTTTGAGCGTATCTTCCGGGGTAACCTGCCGCCCGACGTTAAGCATCTGATCCCAGGCTGATGCCGCACTGTCTTT